AGCCCGTCGTCATCGAGGCCCGGCAGTACACCCGCGAAACCGAGCAGCACATCATCGACTGGGTGAACAGCCTCGGATCACGTCGGGCCTATCGCTCGGACGTTGAGGGCAAACAGGCCGTTCTGATCATCGACACGCTGGAAGGATCGCACAAGGCAACGCCGGGCGACTGGATCATCAAGGGCGTCGCCGGCGAATTCTATCCCTGCAAGCCGGACATCTTCGCCGCGACCTATGAGATGGTCGATCCTTGATGCACGAACTCCGCGATAGCCTCGAGAAAGAGTTCGCCAAGCTCAAGGTCGAGCGCAACATCTGGGAGGACGCCTGGCGCGAGGTCCGCCAGCACGTCAGGACCACGAGGCACCGTTACCCGCTGAACGATCGCGACGTCCGGACAATGAACGACCGCGACCCGGACACGACGCTGGACCTGCTCGACACCACGGCGCGCAAGGCATCGAAGGTGCTGCGCTCCGGCCTGCACGAGGGCATGACGTCGCCCTCCCGGCCCTGGTTCAAGCTCGGCCTCGACGAGCCCGGCCTCGACGACCGCGACGACATCGCCCTCTGGCTGCACGGCGCCGAGCGCGTCATTCGCGAGATGTTCCGCGGCTCCAACGTCTACGCCGCGCTGCAGCAGGGGTACGGCGAGGTGGGCGACTACGGGACGCACCCGATGTTCGTGAACCGCGACTTCGAGGACGTGATCCGCTGCTACTCGATGGAGATCGGCGAGTACTGGCTGGCGGCCGACGAGCGCGGGTTACCGAAGACCTGCTACCGGCGAGTGTCGATGACGGTGGACCAGGTCGTCAGGGAGTTCGGCCTCGAGAATGTCTCGCAGACGCTGCGCAACTCCTACGACCAGTCGAACTACCACACCGTGCTCAACGTCGTGCGGGCGGTGAGGCCGCGGCGCGACCGCGACCCGGGCAAGGCCGATATCGCCAACATGCCGGTCATGGTTGCGGCCTGGGAGGAGGCGAGCAACAAGGACGACATCCTCGGCGTTGGCGGGGCCCAGGAGGGCGTGCTCAACGTGGCCCGCTGGGAGACCGCCGGCTACGAGCCCTACGGCACCGTCTGCCCCGGCCTCGACGCTCTGGCGGACACGCGGCAGCTCCAGTACTACGCCCTGCGCAAGGCAGAGGCGATCGACCAGGCGCTGCGGCCCGCGATGATGGCGCCGGCCTCGCTCTACGCATCCGAGAAGGAGTTCTTCCCCGGCGGCGTGACCTACGTCGACGACGTGACGCTCCAGCGCGGTGGGCTCAAGCCGATCTTCGAGGCCCGCTTCGACATGAAGCCGATGCTCGAAGACACCCACGAACAGCGCCTGCGCGTCGATTCCGACTACCACGTCGACCTGTTCCGGATGTTCACCGACCTCGACCGGCGCCTGATCACCGCCGAGGAGATCATCCGCCGGCACGAGGAGAAAATGATCATGCTCGGCCCGGTGCTCGACCTGCTGGGCCGCGAGCGCCTGCAACCGCTGATTAGTCGGGCCTTCAACATCGCCCACGAAGGCGGCCTGATCGAGGACGCGCCGGAAGACATCCAGGGGCACCGCCTGCAGGTCGAATACATCTCGACCCTGGCACAGGCGCTCCGCGCGATCGGTGTCGGTCCAATCGAGCGGACGATCGGCTTCATCGGCACGCTGGCCGAGCTTGACCAGTCGGCGCTGCACCGCCTCGACGTCGACGAGAGCATCGACGAGTTCACCAACCTGATCGGCGCGCCGCCAGCGATGGTGCGCTCCCGCGACGCCGCCAACGAGCTGCGCCAGGAGGAGGCCGACGCCGCCGCCCAGGCGCAGATGATGCAGCAGGTTCAGTCCGGGGCGCAGTCGGCCAAGCTGATCTCCGAGGCGTCCGAGCGCGGCGCCGGGGCGATCCAGAGGGCCGGTCTTGGCTGACAACCCGTTCGACGTCTTCGAGGAGCACGACGCACAGACCGAGCGCCAGCGCCGGATGAAGGACGAGGAAGATCTCTTCCGCGAGAAGCTGGACGCATCCTGGGACTGGCTGCTCGAGGACCGCCGCGGGCGCCAGCTCATATGGTTCCTGCTGCTGCGCTGCGGCGTCCAGAACATATCCTACACGGGCCAAGCGATGAGCACCGCCTTCGCCGAGGGCCGGCGCGACGTCGGCTGCTGGGCCCTCAACCAGATCCTGAGGATCAGGCCCGTCGCTTACATCGAGATGATATCGGAGCACGACAATGACAGACGAGAGCGCGCAGGTAATAGCCGACGCGGCACTGGCGACAGAGGCAGCCGCAGCGCCCGCAGCGCCCGCGGCGACTGACGCAGGCGCTCAGACAGATTCCGGGGCCAAACCCCCGGAAGCGGGCGAGGCGCCCGCTACGGCCAAGGATGGCGACGAAAAACCAGCGAAAGCGTCCGAGGAAATCGCGCCCTTCGAGCTGAAACTGACATTGCCGGATGGCGTAGCCACCGACGACGCCAGGCTCGAGGGCTTCACGGGGACAATCACCGAGTTCGAGAAAGCACTGGCCGAGGCCGGCGGCGACCGCGCGAAGATTCGCGAGGTCATCACAGGTATGGCTGACAAACTGGTCGGAGCCGAGGCCGAGGCGGTCGAGGCAGTCCAGCAGCGCCAGGCCGACATGGTCGAGAAGTGGAACGAAACGGCCAAGAAAGACCCGGATTACGGGGGCGCCAGGTTCGAGAAGAGCATGGGAGCCGTCGCCGCGGTCAGGGATCGCTTCGGTTCCAAGGAGTTCAACGCTCTGCTCGACGCTTCCGGGATGGGGTCTCACCCGGAAGTGATCCGCTTTCTCCACACGATCTCGACGAAAATCCTCGAGACAGACCCGGTCGGCGCGGGCGCGGCAACCACTGCCCCGCCCAAGACAGTCGCGGACCGGCTCTACGGATAGAAGAGGACCGCCATCATGGCCACTCTGGCACAAACCTACATGTCGCTCGTCGACCTGTTCAAAGGGACAGAGAACGACAGGATCGCCGCGGTGATCGAAGTGCTCCACCAGGCGCACGGCATCATCGGGGACTTCATCGCGATGGAATGCAACATGGGATGCACCCATCGCCACACCATCCGCACGGGCCTGCCCACGGGCGCCTGGGGCGCTCTATACCAGGGCATCCCGCAGTCCAAGAGCGACCGCCAGCAGGTCGACGACACGACTGGCTTCTACGAGCAGTCTGGCCAGATCGACTGCCGCCTGCTCGAACTGGCGCCTGATCGGAACGCGTTCCGGATGCAGGAGAGCTACGCCCACTACGAGGCCATGAACCAGGAGATCGCCACCGGCTTCTTCTACCACTCGACCGACTCGGCCCCCGAGAAGTTCAAGGGTTTGGGCGCCAGGTACGGCACCATCGGCGGCAGCGGCGCCGGCAACCAGATTGTCGATGGCGGTGGCACCGGTTCGGACAACATGTCGATCTGGTTCGTCACGCACGGTGCCAACGACACGTGCGTCCTCTACCCGAAAGGCACGAAAGCTGGGCTCGAGCACGAGGACATGGGCAGGCAGCGCGTGCTCGATTCCTCAAGTAACCCATATTATGTCGAAGAAGATATCTACCGCTGGCACTTCGGGGTTGCGGTCAAGGACTGGCGTAACAACGCGCGCATCGCCAACATCGACCAGTCGTTGCTTGCCGCCGGCAGTGTCGACCTCTACGGGTTCATGCGGAATGCCTACTACAAACTACAGACCAGGCGCGTGGGCAAGGTCGACGGGCAGCAGGGCATCGGCAGGACGGTGATTTACTGCAATCGCGACGCTCTCGAGGCGCTCGACGCTCTCGCCACCAACCAGGGCGCGAGCGACAACTTCACCCGCCTGCGGCCGATGGAGATCGAGGGCCAGGAGGTGCTCACCTACAGGGGCCTCCCGATCCGCGAGACCGACGCGCTGCTCAACACCGAAGCCCAGATCACCTGATCCAAGCCAGAAAGGAACTTCCAATGATCTTCGATAACAGCCAGCTCCTGTTCAGCAACGATCAGGCGGTCACTGTCACGGCCATCTCGACGAATGTTGTCCAGTGGAACGCCATGGGCACGGTCTACGACCATGCTGCGGCCCTCACCCGGGACATCGGCGACGGCAACCCCGTGCCGCTCCTGGTCCAGGTCACCACCGCGTTCGCCACGCTGACCAGCCTCACCATCACGCTGGAAAGCGCTGACAACGCGGCGCTCTCGACGAATGCGGTGGTTCACTGGTCGTCGGGGGCCATCGCGGTTGCCGATCTCGTGGCCGGCAAGCAGGTTCCGATCAGGTTCCTGCCGAAGGACATCGAGAAACTGTACCTCGGACTGCGCTACACGGTGACCGGCACGACCGCCACGGCGGGTGCCATCCGGGCCGGCATCGTCGCCGGCATCCAGTCGTAGGGGGTGGCCATGAAAGTCCGAGCAACCGAGCGCGGCTTTTACGGCTCCCTGCGTGAGCCCGGCGAGGTCTTCGACATCCCGGGCCAGAACGGCTTCTCGACCGCGTGGATGGAGAAGGTGACCCGGCGCAGGCCGGCACGTGAACCGGAGCCCGAGCCCGAGCCGGAGCCGGAGCCGGACGCCGACTGACCGTCAACGGGCGGGGGCTACGGTCCCCGCCCTTGCGCCCCGGTAGAGCGCCCTCCAGACTAGGGGGGGCAATCCCGTGCGGACGGTGTGCTTATAGGCGCCGAAGCCGGTGACCTCCTCGAGCGTCCATGCGCGCGGCATCACCAGGCCCCGCGGCACGAAGTCCAGGCGCGAGGCAAGGACGATGGCGGGCGCCGCCAAGGCGCCACGCAACAGCGATCTGCGGGTTAGAAGCATGTCTACGGGTTCCTGTCTGGCCTATCGCGGCGGGGGGTTGTGCTCGACACAGGCGACAAGCTCGTCTCTCGGGTCAACGAAACCCACCCCGAACCTGGGCTGCACCAGGAACCGGTCCTGATCCTTGATAGCCTCGAACAGGTCGGCGAAGAACTCCTTAAGCAAGCTCAAGCGCGCCTCGTCTACATCAATCAGCATTGAGCGCCTCCATCAGCCGGTTAGAAGCATGGCTACGGTCCCCGCCTCTGCGGTATTGGAAGAAACCCCCTCGTTGGGTCGTCCAGATTCAGCATCCTCGGTGCGCGCGAGGGGTGCGCGATAACAACGGTTCTACCAACCAGCGTGTAACTGATCTCATCGGGGTCGATGTTCTCGTCGTCGAACGACAAGGTCGCCAGAAATTTCACCCCTGACCGCATCGACAAGGGGCGATCAGGCCCGTTAGCGCCGTCTTGTACCATCCATCATCTCCTTTACCCGGAGCATAGCACACCATGGCCGCATCTGTCGTCCAGATCTGCAACGAGGCGCTGTCCTACCTGGGACAGGCGCGGATCAACGATATTGAAGACGACACCAACGAAGCGCGCGCGTGCAACCTGCACTACGAGACGCTGCGCGACCGCGAACTGGAGGCTTTTGCCTGGCACCACATCATCTCGCGCCAGATCCTCGCCGCGGTCACCAACACCCGGACCAAGGAGTGGAAGTACTCCTACGCCAAGCCGGCCCTGACGACGTCGATCATCACGGTCTTCGACACCGAGACCGGGCCGACCGACCCGCCGCACGAGTACCTGCTCGAGGGCTCGACGATCTGGACAAACGTCAAGGACGCCAACATCGTCTTCGCCGGCACATCGACGAACCCGGCGGCCTGGAGCGCGCTCTTCCGCGACGCGATCTCGTGGGCGCTGGCGGCGCGCACGGCGATGAGCCTGACCGAGGATCGTGATCGGGCGAAGGACGCCAGGGACCAGTCGCTCCAGACGATGTCGCAGGCCCAGGCGCACGACCTGAGGGTGCGCAAGGAGATGCAGACCTACACGAGGATGTCGCCGGCGATCATGGCGCGCCTCGGCCTCGACAACCCGGGTTGGGTGGACCTCCGTGCCACTTAGGCTCGACCAGACCGCTTTCGGCGCCGGCGAGCTGTCGCCCTCGATCGAGAAGCGCCACGATCTCGAGAAGTGGGACGTCGGTCTCAAGCAGGCCAAGAACGTCTACATCCTCAAGCAGGGCGGGTTCATCAAGCGCCCGGGCCTCCAGTTCATCGCCGAGACCAAGGACAGCTCGGCCGCGGCGCGCCTGATCGAGTTCGAGTTCAAGACGACGCAGACCTACGTCCTCGAGTTTGGCAACCTCTACATGAGGGTCGTCAAAGACAATGGCCTCGTCCTGACCGGCAGCGCCAAGACGATCACCGGCGCGACCCGGGCCGACCCGGTCGTGATCACGACCTCGGGCGCGCACGGGCTCTCGAACGGGACCGAGGTCTACATCACCGGCATCGTCGGCATGACCGAATTGAACGGTCGGAACTTCCGCATCGCCAACGTCGCCTCGACCACATTCGAGTTGCAGGACATGTACTCGGCCAACCTCGACGGCTCGGCGTTCACGACGTGGGTCTCGGGCGGCACCGCCGACACGATCTTCGAGGTGACCACGCCCTACCTCACGGCGGACCTCTCCGCGCTCGACTACGTGCAGTCGGCCGACACCATGTATATCGTCCACCCGGACCACGCCCCGCGAAAACTGACGCGGACCGGGCACGCTGCATGGACTCTTACAACCGTCTCGTTCGTACCGACCCAGGCGGCCCCGACAGCCCCCTCCGCGGTCGCCACGGTCGGCGCCGGCGCGATCACCTATTCCTACGTCATCACAGCGATCTCGGACACGACCGGCGAGGAGAGCCTGCCGACGAGCGCCGCGACCTGCACGAACGATCTGTCGACCTCCGGCAACTACAACACCGTCTCATGGACGGGAGCAGCCGGCGCTGACCGAAACCGCGTTTACAAGCTGGAGAACGGCGTTCACCGCTACATCGGTTTCACCACGGCGGTGACGTTCGACGACGAGAACATCGACCCTGACGACAACGACACGCCGCCCGAGGCGACCGCACTGTTCGGCGGCGCCGGGAAGTACCCCGCCGCCGTCTCGTTCTACGAGCAGCGCCTGACGCTGGGCGGTTCGGACGACGAGCCGCAGACGCTGTGGCTGGGCCGCTCGGAGGCGTTGGAAAATTTCTCGGTCTCGGTGATCTCCCAGGCCAACGACGCGATAACGCTGCGTCTCTTCGGCCAGCAGGTCAACGAGATCCGCCACCTTGTGGAGTTGAACGAGTTGTTCATCCTGACCTCGGGCAGCGAGCGTTCGCTGCGCGGCAACGACGGCTTCATCACCCCGACGAACGGGCTCAGATCGAACATCTCGTTCCGCGGCGGCAAGAAGGTCAAACCCTTCGTGGTCGGGGATTCGATCCTCTTCGTCCAGGATGCCGGCGAGACGATCTACGAGAAGACCTTCCAGGGGTTCGACGGGCAGGGCCGGTCGCGCTACGCCGAGCGCGAGCTGACGATCATGGCGGAACACCTCCTGCGCGGCAGGACGTGCGACGACTGGTCTTTTGCGCAGGCGCCCGACAGCCTGGTGATGCTGGCGACCTCCGACGCCACCGGCCTCTACCTGACCTACCACCGCGAGCACGACATCTGGGCGCTGACCCAGTGCCTGCCTGGCGGGTCCGGGCAGATCGAGTCGGTCGCCAGCATCCGCGACGGCTCCTACGATGCCCACTACGCGATCGTCAAAAGAACGATTAACGGCGTGACCAAGAGGTACATCGAGCGCCAGTCGGACCGCTACATCACCGACATCACCGATGCCTTCTACGTCGACAGCGGCCTGACCTACGACGGCGCCGCAACGACGACGATCACGGGCCTGCACCACCTCGAGGGCTCGTCCGTGGTGGCCCTCGCTGACGGCGCGGTGCTGCCGGCCATGACGGTCGCGCTGGGCGCCGTGACGCTGCCGGCGGCGGCCGAGAAGGTGCATGTCGGCCTCTCCTACCAGGCGCTGGCCCAGACACTGCCGCCTCATATAGCCACGAGGGGCGGCTCCTCGCAGGGTCGCCGCAAGCGCATCGCCGGCATCACGCTGGGCGTGCGCAACGCCCTCGGGGTCAAGGTGGGCCCAAGCGAGGCCGAGGCGCGGCACATCATTCCGCGCAACGTGGCCGGCGTCGCGCCGATGATCGACGTCGGAGACTACGAGATGCCGAACTCGCCAAAATGGGGCCGGGAGGTCACGCTCTTCATCGTCTCCGACGACCCGCTGCCGATGGAGATCACGCACATCACGCCGGACGTGACCCTTGGCGGTTGAGATCAGGCCGGCGCGGATCGACGACGCGGTCGCCATGGCGCCGCTGCTGCGCGAGCAAGACCGGCTCGAGGCCGTCGCCCTGACCGGGATGGAGCCCGCCGCCGCGCTGCTGCGCCAGGTCAAACTGTCGCGCGAGACGTGGATCGCCGAGACCGCGACGGCGCCGGTGTGCATGTTCGGGGTCAACCCTCCGTCGCTCACATCGCCGGACGTCATGCCATGGATGGCGACGACGCACGAGATGGAGCGCCACCCGGTCGAGGTCGCGCGCCTGGCCCAGCGAATCCTGCCGGGGCTCCTCGAGGGCGCGGTCCGGGCCCGGGGATACGTGCTGCAGACGAACCGCCTGGCGATCGTCTTTCTTCGCTTCCTGCGCTTCACCGTCGCCGGCGACCACCGCTTCCGCGGCAGGATGTTCCACCAGTTCAGAATGGAGGTCCGCGATGTGCTTTGAGCCCGCAACCATGTCGCTGCTCATGACCGGCATCTCCGCTGCCTCGACGATGATGGGCGGTGTCGTCGGCATGATGCAGGCCAACCAGCAGGCCGACATCGACCGGCAGAACGCCATCCTCGCGGACGAGAACGCCGAGGATGCCCTCGAGCGCTCGCGCGAGGAGGAGACGCGCCACCGCCGCCAGTCGGCCGCCCTTTTCGGCGAGCAGATCGCGAGGATGGCCGCGAACGGCCTCGACGTCGGCAGCGGCTCGCCGCTCAAGGCTCTGGGCGACACGAAGGTCCTCGAGGAGGAGGACGCGGGACGCATCCGCGAGAGCGGCCGGCGCGAGGCCTACACATTCTCGGTCGAGGCATCCAACCTGCGCTCCCGCGCCCGGTCGAGAAAGCGGGGCGCCATCTTCGGGCTCGGCAAATCGCTGATCACCGGCGCGTCGCAGTTCGGGCGCAATGCGTTCGGCAGTAGCGCGTTCAAGACGCGCGGTCGGACCGCGACTAAGGCCGTCAACTGATGGTCTCCGTCCCGCTCGCTCGCCAGCAGACGCTCACCCGGCCGCAATCGACCGCGCGACTGGCGATGGACGGCGGCGCCGGGCGGGAACTGCAGTCCGCTCTCGGCGGGCTCGGCGAGGAGCTGGACGCCTGGCGCGACAGCATCGACGAGGGCATAGCGCGCGACGCTGATCTGGAGTTCAACGGCGAGATCGCCGACATCCTGAGTGGCGAGGATGGCTACTTCCGCCAGCGCGGGCGTGCCGGCGCGGAGGGACTGGACGGCGCTCGCGAGAGCCTCGAGGACGCGCACCGCCGCGCCATGGAGGGCCTGACGCCCGGCGCCCGGCGCAGGATGGGCGGCGTTGCCAACAACCGGCTGATCCGGGCCATGCAGGGCGCCACCGACCACGCCGTGCGCGAGCGGGACGCATGGATCGTCCAGGCCGCCCAGGCGCGCCAGGGCAGGGCCCTGCAGGACGCCATCGCAGCGCGCCACGACCCTGCCGAGGTCGCGGCCCAGATCAGCCTGGGGCTCCAGGAACTGGACAAGGAAGGCGCGACGCTTGGCTGGGCGGCACCGTTCCTCGCCGAGAAGAAGGCGGCCTACGCAAGCGGCATCCACGCCGGCATCGCGGAAAGCCTGGCGATCACTGACCCGCGCGCCGGCCTGGCCTATCTCGAGGCGCACAAGGGCGACATCCTCGAGACTGACGAGATTCAACTGCGCAAGGCGTTCCACGACGAGGCGCTGCGCCGCGACGGTGCCGATTTCGCCCGGGGTGCATTCGCCGGCGCCTACGAGAGCAAGGCGCTGCGCGCGGCGCTGGCGGGTGGGAAGTGGCGCGCGGCGGCCGAGATCCTGCGCCCGGCAGTGATAGAGCGCGAGAGCGAAGGCAAGCCGGGTGCGGTCAGCCCGAAGGGCGCGCTCGGCCTGATGCAGTTGATGCCAGACACGGCGAAGAAGATGGCCGCACAACTCGGGATCGAATTCGATCTGGGCCGCCTCACGACCGACCCCGAGTACAATATCAAACTCGGCACCGAGTATCTCTCCACCCAACTCCGCGACTACAACGGCAACGTCGCGCTCGCCCTCGCCGCCTACAACGCCGGTCCGGGCAGGCTCGACGGGTACACGGACGCGGACGGCAAGTGGCACGAGGGCTGGCTCGAGCGCTTCGG